GTACAAATTATCATCACCGCTGAATGTGTGAATCCCCATCGGGTCGGGCCACACCTCAAACGGGGCAAAACTTGCGGGGGGTTCTGAATAGAATAGAATGTCAACCGCCCATTTGTCACTCAAAACTGCGGGGGTTACAACTTCCATTCCATCCATTACGGCGGGCGTAATCACAATAAACCCAATTTCAACAACTGCGCAATCTTTCCAAGTTGTCACGGTTTCCCCGCTTGGGGTGGTTGTAGTTGTTTCTATTAACTTGCGAAGGGTTGCCCATTGTGTAGGGGTGAACTCGAATTTATTGAAGGATTTCATAATCTGCCTAAAAATTGTACATTGGTTGGTAATTGGTTCAAACTGCGCATATATCGTAATTTCTTAATTGTAACGCCCATAATTTCTTTGGCTTGTTCTTGGCAATAATTAACGCCATCAATTAAATAAAATACATTGCGTGATGTGTTACGGCTTTGCTCGGTGTTGGTTGCCCATCTGCAATTTTCTTTTGAATAATTCGCATTGTTATTGATGCGGTCTAATGACATATTTTCGGGGCGGTGTCCCATATCCTCCAAAAACAATTCAAAAGATTCCCAACGCTTATCGTATGTAATGCCTTTGTTAAAATAACTATTCGCCCTATTTGTTGTAGGGGTGTTGCATCTCTCCTTCATTTTGCACCAACTTTTATATGTTGGCGTTTTTGTGAATCCGTGTGATTTCATATTATAACGAAGTTAGCGAAGCCAATTCAGAATTTGACAACCTTGTAGGGAATAAAATTGATTGATTAATTGTATTTCCAAACTGCAATGTACCCCCCAAAAAATCGCCAACTCTAAGAACTGAACACGCTGGAATTGTTGCGCTTGTATCGGTTGCTAATTGTGTTCCGTTATGGTATAAAACAATATCATTATTTGCATATCCGATTGCTAATTTATGGCGTGTATTTGCTGTTAACGCAGTTCCACTTGTATATAAAAATTGTTGAGTTGATGAAGCCGCAATATATGCCTCTATTGTTCCACCTACTAAATTCAAATAAATAATGTCACCACCCGACCCCGTTGAAATTAACATAAGTAAATTATTTGAATCATAAGAACCTTTGGCAATAAAGTCCACAAACAAAACTCCGCTCGTCTGCCCAATCAAACTACTTATCCCCGTCTTGCTACAAGCATCCGCCACCCTTGTGGCACTTGCTGATGTGGTTGGGATGTAGGATGTGGGGTAAGTTGATGCTTCGAGTTGTGCGCCCCACGCCAAAATGCTTTGTGAACTATATCCATAACCCAACAAAACATGTGGATTAATTGACCCCGTTGCACTTGCAGTAAATGTCCAAGTATATCGTTTCCAATCACTTGAATCGGTTGTAATTACTGTCGAATCACCGAAAGCACCATCAAGATAAAATCTAAATTGATTGCCAATGGCGGTTGGTTTAACATATAATGAAAAGGTATAATTTTGACCATTTGTCACACTTACCGCCGCATCTAACCAATAAACACTTCCACTCGTAAAATTTAATCTATCTGCATTTTGTGTGCCATCGGGCGAAATTCCCGCATTCACCGTTGTTGTTGAATTGGTACTCCATTGGTCAAATTGCTCTGAATAGATAAGTAAATTCGTACTCTGTTTCTCCAACAACAAACTCGGACACCCGCCCCCGCCATTTTGATAAGTTAGGCGTGGAACATTTAAGCGGTCGGTAGTGGGGAAATAGGGTTTGGCAGTTGAGCCGATGTTTAATTGTGCGCCCCAAATGTAAACGCTTGTATTTGCAACGGGGATTGTACTATTGCCAGTTTTTGCAACACCTATTGCAAAATTATTGCTTGAACTTGCAGAACCTAAATTTTGACTTACTGAAATTCTATACCATCCATTGCCAACACTTTCAATGCTATAACTATCAACAGTTGAATTACCACCATTACCAACATAAGTTCCATTAGATAAATCAAAAATTGCTACATAGTCAACCGATGGCGATGCGTCATAAATGTCCAAATAAATAAAATTGCTCGTATTGGCTTTTGCATAAATGGAAAATGTTTGCGTTTCGGCATTATTTATGACTTCATAAATTGCATTACCCGATGCTAATGGGGCTAATAAAGTTGATGCCGTTGTCGTGCCATTTGGTGCGGTTGTTGAATTGGCAGTTACGCTAACATTGATTTTTTGCCAAATTGAGTTGGTAAAATCTTCCGAATAGGTTAAATTATTCCACGGGCAAACCTCAACCAATCCCGCGCTATTTACTCGCGTTCCGTTGGATGCACGGGTAAAACTTAAATCGCCTGCACCACTTGTGGGAATTTGAGAATAAACAACATCCTCTTTGTATCCGCTTGGAATCATCACCAATGACGCGGAATTCAATAAATCTGACATTTATAGATTGTTTAATTTGTTTAACATACATGAAACACCTTCATAGAAACCGCCATCGGCGGTCACGCGGCTTTTGTACGCAACAACGATGGGCCAACCTTGCCCCAAATATTGTGCGCTTCGAATGCCAATTCCTAATGCGCTGATTCCAATCATTTTAATATGCGATTACGCTTCCGGTGCTGATTACAAATCCGGTGATTTTGCTGCCTTTGCCGGCGGGCAAATATGCGCCTTGTTGAAAAGTAATTCCGGACATGCCACGAGCCGACAAAACATTTGTGGATGTTCCGTTTTCTTGGGTAACTGTGAACGATGTGAACACCGTGTCGGCCTGAACAACCAACGCGTCAAAACTTACGGATGTAACCGTCCCCGATCCGAAATATTTAAATCCATCGTAACCGGCAACGATGTCAATTGATGCTTCTGCCATAATGCTTCGAAAATAACATCGTGACAATAAACATTTGCAACATTTATTGAACAATCAGCCACCATTGCGTTCCATCGCTGATAACTGTGCATGTTTCAAAATTTGTATTCAAAACCTTTGTTGGGTTGCCATCAATATCAAACCCGCCGCCGGTGATGACAACCGAATGTGATGATGCAATTTTTTTGAAATAATATTTTTTACCTTTTGATATTGTCGGATCAGGTAAATCAACCGTAACCGTTCCGCCGGATGAATCGCACAAAATTAATTCATAACCATTGGTGATGGTGTGTGTCCCGGCCGTGTATGTGATGGGCGCATTGTGTTCCTGAATCCGCCAATTAACCAATTCCGTTGAATCGTCATAACTCAACATCACCTCCCAACGGGTGTTCAATGTTGGCTGCGATGCGGGCGCGCCTTCGGCATCATTGACCAAATGTTCCAAAACTTGTTGCGGAACATTGGAAATCGCTGAATTCAAATTTGTCACCGCTGATTCAACATAATTCAAACGATTATTCAGATTCCCGGTTTGTGATTGCTCGACTTTTAAACCTTCGCCGGATGATGTTGTCAAGGTGTAAACTGGTGAAACGCCAATCCATTCACCATCCCATTGTTCCGAACGGCAATTGTATTTGACCCCGTTCAAAACCCATGAATAATTGTCAAAATATAATGATTTGATTGCAGTCAATGACCCGGAATCAATCCATGTTCCACGAACTACCGGAACAAAATTGGCGTAAATCGATGCCATTTGTAACCCCAACATTTTGGTGATTGTTCCGTGTGTAATTGAATCCCAACCGCCATACCAATCCGATGCCAAAACATCGGTTGTGCCGTTAAACACCAACCAATTACCAATTCCGTATTTCAGGGAATCCGTATAATATGGCGATTCAATTGTGATGGGTGTTGAATTCGCCAAATTGGCTGTGGATGCGGTGATGACCTCCGTGATGTCAAAAATATAATCCGCATTTTGATATGGTGACGCATCTGCAAATGAAACCTGAATTGAACCCCAAAAATCCTTCAACGCTGAATTGCCGTTTTTCCATTTGCCACCGCCCGAATAGGAAAGAATAACACCATGAACAAACATGTTGACTTCCAATCGGGTGTAACCGACCGGCGCGGTTGTCACCGACAATTCAAATTCCGATGTGATCCAACCGCCTTTGATGTCTTTGGTTGGCATGCGATACAATTGATTTCCCGAATTCCCCGATGCGGACCAATATCCATTCGCGTCCAAATAAACATAAGAGCCACCCGAATTCCGCAACCTGATATTGTAGTAAACATCGGTTGAATCTTCGACATACAAAACCCCACCCAATGTGTCGGATCGTTTGAATGATTTTGCCATAAAACGAATGCGCATCGGTGCGGCATCCGGTGATGTTCCGGTTGGAATATCCGTGGCAATCAACGACAATGTTGATGATGATGTATTTGGGTAACTGCGCAACGCTTTTGCCACATTTTGACGATGCGTGTTTATTGTCACCGATTGTGCAGCTGGTTGATAGTACAATGATGGTTTTGCCATCCACAATGGCCGAACATCGTTGCCAATTGTTTGACGGTGTGAATATGTTGTCGTCCCGATATATTGCCCGGTATACGAATATTGACGCAAATTGATTGATGTCGTGTTATTATACGCGTTGAATGGGATCACATAATACGCGCCATTTTCATGAGTGAATCGCGCCCCAAACATCAACAACACATTTTCCAACGCTTGTTTTGCTGAAATATAATTTGGTTCAATTTGCCATCCAACCGTGTCAATAACTTTGACATCCGTAAACGGATCAAAATTTTCCAAAAATGTATATTCAAAAAGTTTATACATGTCGAACCCTAATCGGGCCGCATTATCTTCGTTTAACAATGTGCCATCATACAAATATTGTTGTGGCGTTCCATTGACAACCCAATAATCCGACAAATCCAATGTGTCCAAACAACGGCGAAACAACTGGTTGATTGTGATGTATTCATCCGAAAACCATGATGATTGTACTTTGTACCCATCCATCAATTCAAGGCCATCCACAGCCACCAAATCAATGATTGGTTTGCTCTGTATGGATTCGCGCAATCGCGTCATTTGGTCGGCCAATACGCGGCCAACATGAATCAATGAATCATTGCGATATATTAACATCGCCCATGCGGTTTCCGCTTCGGTTTGAATTCCGACAAAATCATCCAATGTATTTTGATCCGGCATCACCCATTGGGCGATTGCGCGTGATGGTCTGATAAAATTGGAATAAACTGAATCTGATTCGCCTTGCCTTTCAATGCTGATTCCATCACCGGCCAATGTTAATTCAACCGATGAATTCAATGCGTCTAATTTGTCAAAACAACATGTTTCGCCTTCAATATATCCACCGGCCGATTGAACGCGCGCATTGTATAAACGCGCAACAATTTCCGGTGTTGTTCCTGATGGCGAATCCCATAATTCAACCCGGTATTCAACATTTGTGATTGATAAAAACGAACCTTTGTAAATCCTTGCCATTATCCGCGCCGTGAATCTTTATTGTATCTTTCCAAAACGATGGCCAAATCGCGTCCGCTGATGTGCGTTTGCGCAACATAACCGGATGATTGTTCGGGCTTCATCAATGTTTTTAATTTGTCCAAAGGTGCAATGACCTCCGGGTTGCTGCGCGCGCCGGGATATTCACCCATCAAACCCAATGTCGGTCCGCTAACAATACCACCATCGGCAAACGCGGTCACGCTTGGTCCTTGTTTCATTTGGTTTGCCACCGCCGTACCCAATGCAACCATCGCAATACCGGCTGCAACCGCAACTTGTGGTTGGATAAATGCGGTTTGAAATTTTTGAACGCTGATTCCATACGCAATCAACATTTTTCCGACTGTTTTGACAAAATTGCCCAATTGGCCAACAACTGATTGAACAAAACCCTCAATGCCATTGCCTTGACCGGACAATTGATTTCCCAACGCTTCGCCCAATGATATTGCAATATCTTCACCCAATCGTTCAACCGCCATTGCCATGTCGGTCATTAATCGGTCGAAATCTTGAACGATTTGCGAATATGACTTTGGGTCAATTTTCACTTGAATCAAAACGGGCGCAACGGCCGTCCCGGCAATCAGATTTGCACCGGTTAATTGTTTTAAATCTTCGGCCGCTTTCTTTTTTGCTTTTTCACCACCTTCAAAACGCTTTTTGTCCAACCACTCAATCAAATCGGCCTCAACTTTTTTGACTTCTTCTGCGCTTTTTTTAATTTCAGCCAATGCAGTTTTTCGCCTTTGGCTTTGTTTTTTTGCCGCTTCGGAATCCAATTTGGCTTGTTTGTCGGTCGCTTCTTTGTTTATCGCTTCAATGTTTTTTTGATACGATTTTTCAAGGTATTCAAGTTCGGTCAACTTTGCCGTTGCGGCCTGAATCTTTGTTCTAATTGCGGCCCTATCTTCTTCGCCTTCTGCGCGTGTCAAATCATCAAACAACAATCGCATGTTGTCGTTGTATTTTTTGCGCATTCTTTGCGTTTCTTCTAAACGGCGTTTATTCGTTTCCAATTCCGTTTCGCCCAATTCTTGAATCTTTGTGGCAAAATCACGGATTTGTTTGTTGTATTCGGATTGTTGTTTTTGCGCCTCCTTGACTTTTTCATTCACCCCATCCAAACCATCCGAAAATGCATAAATGGCGGCAACGGCTGCGCCAATGGCAACCGTGGCAATAACAAATGGATTGGCCAAAAACTTTGTTAACCCACCAAATTGGGATTGCAAATCTTTGACTTGCATGACGGCCGCGCTGAAATTCAATGCCGCGTTCAAACCCATCAATGTGTTGCGCAACGCTTTGTTGTCGTCTGCGACAATTGCAATAATTGAACTAACTGATGAAAATGATGTGGCCAACCCATTCAATGCGGCGCGTGTTCCACCCAATGTTTGATTCGTGATTCCTAATTGTTGGGTGAATCCTTGTTTTTTTGCAGTCAATTCAGAAACGGCGATTGACTGGTCTTTGATTGCCGCTTTGGTTTGTTCGATTTCTTGACGAACTCGCTTTTGACCTTGAACATCCATTTTAGACATGGTGTCACGCTTTTGGCGCAACTTTTCCAATTCCATCATGAATTCACGGGTGATTTGTTTTTGTTCGTCAATTTCGGCCGTGACGGCTGCAATCTTTTGACGCAATTGGCCCGACCCCAATGATTGTTCAATGGCTTGACCGGCTTTGTTTGCGCTTTGCTGCATTTTGGCCGATGACTTTTCCATCGTATCGGCCGCGGCCTTCACATCTCTATTGAATAGATCCGTGACCGCATTTAAAACAATATTAATCGCACTTAATGCCATCAGCGGTTGTAACTTATTGAATAATCCTGAATAATTTGATAGATGCCGTATTCTTCGGAATTGTCATCGGTCAAATGGGATTCGCTCATGTATTCGATTTCCCATGTATACACCCCGTTGAATGTTGCCGGTGTTGCCACTTCCAATGCCGTGCGCGTCAAATCTGCAATTTGAACACATTGCGTGTATGTTGTCGCATATATGTTCACTTCGACATTGGCCCAATCCGTTTTTGAATGACCGGATTTGGATGGATGCGGGGTCACCGCTGTGACGCGAATTGTGATGCCCGGATATGGAACACCTTGCACAATGCGCAATGGGTTTATGTTCGTACCAACAACGGCCGTCAATGCGGAATTGTTGGATAAAACATTGTAAATGGCGTTTATTGCTTTCATGCTTCGGCGGGCGGTGTCAACTTCGCAAATATATCCGCATAGCGCGTAACCTTTGCAACAATATCGTCATGGTTTGATTTTTCCCACGGGAATTTCATCAACTTTTGTGGGCTGATTGGCTTTTTCAAATGTGGCGAAATCATCGTTGCCGCCATCCACCGGGACAATTCCCATTGATTTCGGTATTGTTGTTCTTGGGCATTTCTCATGCCAAACAAGCGTAAACGAAAATATTTTGGATGGCAATCATCAAACGATGCGTCATCCATTCCCATTTCGCCAAATGCGATTTCGCGTAATCGGTCAAATGTTAGGGATTCAGATTTGGCCGAATCTACTTTCCCACCGTTTCCGATGTGCCTTGACGGGGTTTAAAAAATTCTTCGACCGCTTTGGTGAATTGCAAAATTACGGGTTCGATTTCGCTAAATGATTCGATGGCATCTGCAAAATCATCAATATCCACAAATGGGAATTTTTGACCTTGCTTTTTGCAACCGGATTGAATCCCAAAATATGCGCATGCTCGCGCAAATTTCAATGAATGTGCAATGTTGTTGGCCGTCATGTTTTCGCCCAACTGCGTGAAATCTTCCAAATTAAATTCGGCCATTATGTTTTCAATGGCGCGCATGTTAAAAAAAAGGGGGTGTTGAACACCCCCGATTGTAATCGTGTTCATGTCGCGAATATACGCAACAAATTCAAAATTAGATTGTACCAACGGTCAATGCGCCCGTTCCTTGAATTGATGCGGTAAATGTCGCAACATCGTTTTGTGGGGCGGTCAAATTTAATTCGTTGAAAAATGCTGATCCGCTCAATTTCAAATCTCCGCTGACATTTGATGTCATCAC